TCATCACCGGAACACCAGCCGATGTAGTTACAAGAGTTGCGCTATTTGCAGTCGCTAAACCAGTAACAGTATTAGCACCGTTAGAATAAAGTATAGAACTGGCAGCATAGGTGTCCGCAAATGTTGATGTAGTATCTACATAATTAGTTCCGTCAGAACGTAAAATTCTGCCTGCGTTTGTTGCTGTAGATGGATATGTCGCTGTTGACCAAGCTAAGCCTAACGCATCACCCGAAGCAACTTGCAGCATTTGTCCGTTTACAGTTCCAATAGGCACTCTAGCATTGCCAGTGTTATATCCTAGCAAATCACCTTTTGTTGTTAAAGGAACTTTTGTAGCAAATGAATTATCTATGTAATATTTAGTGGCTTGCTGAGTGGAGACAGCAGTAGCACTATTACTTGCCATGTTATCTTCATCTAAGATGGCATTTATAGTAGTTGTACCTAATACATTAAATGTTCCGGGTGTTATTAATGTGTTTGGGAGAGTCCAAACAGGAGTTCCAGAACCATCAACATTTGATATGGCAATTTGATTTGCTGTACCTGATAAGACTCTAGTATTTAAAACGCCAGTAGTTGTGGTGCTAGTAACAAAACCAGTACCAGATAATGACATTGCTTGCTCAGCATTTAAATCAGAGCTAGGAACCTGAGTAATATAAGTTGCATCTTTTGGGCCGATTCCGCCAGCAGGAACATCAACAACTATAATAGCTGAATCAGCTGTATTTTTAGCCCATAATTGGTCTGCGCCAAGTCTAGGTAAAATCTTGTCTGTATTTGCAACAGAGCCGCCACCAGCATCAGCATTTAAAATTGCCGACACATTATATCTAGGCCCAATCTCTTCACGATAAAGTTTATTTTGCTGCTCTGTTAGAGTGGTGACTTCAAAATCCTGATTTAACATAGTAGGAGTGAAGTTAGTATTCGTATATAAATTTTCTCTGTTCGTTGGAGTCTCACGAACTAAAGTAACGATATCAGACAATGTACGACCGACAGCAAATGTAACTCGCACAACTTTTAATGAGCCGACAAATGTTACGGTATAGTTTGAGTCTGCAATTAATTGGGTGGCATCATCAGCAGCAACTCCAGTAGCTCTTGCGTAAACCAAAACATCAGTGCCGACATCAGCAGTGAAGTTAGTATCAAATACTGTCTGCAAAGTGGATGCTATTATTTGAACCCTTGGCAAGACATCATTTATTATGACCGACATATTATTTCCTTAATTTTATTTTTCAAGAAGTTTATTAGTAAAACCTTGCACTTGCCAAGACTGTATAAACGGTATCAATCTTGCTGATTTTTTACGTTGAGACTCTGAAATATCGCCTTGTAAAGCTGAGCCTGCCAAGCCAAATATCGAGTCTGCAATACTTCCTAGTGGCCCCGCAATTGCAGACATAGCATTTTGCTGTCTGAATTTATCTCCAACAAGGCCGCCTAAAAGTCTATTACCTACTAATGAATTAGCTACATTTATACCCTCAGCAAACACGCTGGCAACACCACCGTCAGATACAGCATCAACATACATTGAATTGTCATCCTTAAAAGCATCCTCACCTCTTGATATTCTTCTAAGAGGCGCAACCAAAGAGCCAACACCAAGTGCCAAAATTGCACCAATAATCTTGTCTGAGTCAGGCGATTGCATTAAAGGCACTGTAAATCTAGCAAAAGCTGAAAAAGACCACGACTTAAATAAAGAAATTAACCCGCCTAATTGTGAATCTGTCCAAAAAGGATTGGTTAGTAGATCCTTTCTAATTAATATATCACGTATTGAAGAGCGAATAGCATCAGACATAATCCTTTGAGCTTCTTTATCAGTCCATAAAGGCAGGCCGCTGTTCACCTCATCACCATGTTTCTTAAATGACTTAAGTATTCTGTCGCCCATTTTCTCAGGGTCGATACCATATTGAAGGAGAGCTTGTAAGCGACCATCCTTTATAGTTCCAGCTTTAAATTCTTCTAAGCTTTGCAAAATTATCGAGTCATTAGTTCTAGCTAGCACCCTTTCTTGTAAATTATTTAATGCGTTAGTTAGTGAAAACTTGGATGTAAGGTTTGATGCTTTTTCTAAACCGCTAGCCAAAACACCTGTCTTAGTGAAGTCACCAGAATTAATATCATCAACCCATCTGCTCATTAAGGCATTTGATTCACCTTCCATTGCTAAACCTAAGAAGTTTGCAAACTCTTTATTTTCTACGCCTCGTGAAAGCTCAGTTAAAAAAGGTCTGTTAGCATTTTTGATTGTAGGCCAGACACCATTTTTAAACATGGCAAATATAGGGTCGGTAATCATAGTTAATGGAACTCTGCCAAGCATTACATAAGAAGCCAAATGACGTAATGACTTAGTGAATTCATTCATTCTTTTTGTTCCAGTAGATTTACCTAGAACTCTATTCATAAGGCTTTTTAAATAATCTATATCATCATCAATCTTCTTCTCTAAAGTTTCACTAGCAGCTTCACGTTTGGCTTTATTTTGAATTGATGCGACCTTGTTACGCTTAACATCATTTACTTTTTTAAACTTAGTTAATAATTGACGGATTCCGCCATCTGGCTCAACTTTCCCGTAAGCTTCTTTCATAGAAATTAATCGGTTTAGTCTGCCATTATAAATCTTAAGCATTTTCACGGGGTCGGTATCTACGAATTTATTATTAATTAAATCTTCATGAGCAATCATATGTGTTCTTTTGCTAATGGGATTTTCGCTTGGCATACCAGTTAGCGAACCAAGAATGTCTGCGGTAATATCACCATCAGTTGTTCCGGTCACAGCTTCCATATAAGCTCTTGAGATACTATCCATTTCATTAGCTGCGTAAGGTTTATGGAATTTAAAAAGGTTGCTAGGATTTCGTAAAACTCTTTTAGCAAATGGTTGCTCAGCATCACCAACCCACATAGTTAAATTATTATTAAACTTGCCGGAGTCAATATCAATATTTAATTGACGTTCTTCATCGGATAAGTTTTTAGCTGAGCTTTCAGCATCAGTTTCAGCACCAGTTTTAACTAAGTTATTTTTCTGTAGGTCATCTTCTGCTTTTCTTATTTGGGCATCTAGCTCTGCTTTTTTATTTGATAATTTATCTTCGAACTCTTTTTGTTTTTTTAAGAATCTTGATTTGTTTTTATCTTTAGAAGTGAAAACTGCCTCTTCCACTGCGGCTCTTTTCTTCTTCAAGGAAACGATAGACTTTTTAATTTTACTATCTTTATTTACCAGTCTAGTTACCTGAGATTTATTTTTAGAGTGTTCTGCTTTAGCTTGGTTTTTAGGTTCTAAAATCTTTTCTAGTATTTGAGAATCACTACCAGATACTCCATTAAAGTTTTCAATCGCCATCGTTGTATCAGGATTGCTTTTAGCTAGGTTAGCAACATTCATTCTCTCAATTAAAAGTGACTGCTCGGCAACTTGAATTTCATAGTTAAGCTTGTCTCTATCTTCTAATGAGAAAAATCCTTTTCTAGCTTTCTGCTCAGCCAAGCTATCAAGCTCAGCTCTTAGCGTTGCTTTTTCTTCTGGTGTACCAGCTATTTTTAAAAGAACTCTTTTAGTTCTGATTTGAGAATTAACATTTAACAAACTTTCAGGAGTTAACGCAACATCAAGCTCGCGGTCAGCCCTAAGAGTTTTCAGGCTTTCTACTTCTGCTTTCAAATCATTAATAGGATTCATGTGTGTGCCTATTAACTCATTTCTTTTTTGCATTGAGTTAATACTCATAGTCCTAAAATCATTGGGACGTTTTTTTATCTCTTGTCTGTCATAAATAATATTTGCATATTGATTGGCTGTTTTAACAAAAGCATCATCAGTAGGGTAATTAAAAGCCTCGCCGAATTTCTTAAATGTGTTTTGTTGCTCACTAAATAAAAGTTGTGAAGCCTCATTTATTTTAGGGTTGGAATGATTCTTACCAGTCACAGTTGCTAAGGAAACTTCTTGCCCGTAACTATCCCAGTCAATTGCTTCACCATTTTGGAATTTCTCTGTAGCTCTTTTAATTGCGGCAGTATTATTTGTGCCAGCATCCATACCATTAGCTTCATAAAATAATGATTTAAGCTTGGCTGCTGCCTGATTAGTTTTGTCATTATAGAAATTAAATCTTGATGCAAAGTTCACAGGATTTGCTTTCATTTCTTGGTTGCCGATTGTTTTAATAACCGTGTCATCAGATCTTAAAGCGATAAAGTTAACTACAGAATTCTCGCTGTTTAATCCTCTGAATTGAGGGCTAATCCAGCTAGCCATTCTTCTAGGTCCTTGCCATGCAAAAAGACCTTCTTTAGCTACGGCTGACTGATAAAATTGGTCGGCCTCTTTTACTACAGCCGAGCTTAAGTTTTGCTCTGAACTTGCTTCTTCTGCTCCGGCCATAGCTGCTGAATAAGGTTTTTTAGCATTGATAGTGCCGTCTTTATCCATATTAAATTTAGGGGTAACACCGTCGCTACCATATGAGATTTGTTTTCTAGCTTTAAATGACCAAGCATTAAGTTGTTCTGCTGCCTTTCCGCCCCCAATAAATAGCAAGCCTGCGGTAGTATCTATAAAAGCATCGTAAGCGAAATCAGATAGATTGCCTGTGACCGTCGTAGATTGCATCAGCGCGCTATGCGAGACGGCACTTAGAGAAACACCGGGCGCAGCGTCTATAACTGCGTGAAGAGCTGTTTTTGATAGCTTAGCGGCTTTCATGGCCGCGCCAAACGGAAATAATAGCTCAGGAGATAATCCGCTTGCTATGGTTCCAGCAAAAGCACCCAAATAACTACCGTTTTCGTACTGCTCATTTCTAACTATGTCGTCATGAATCCAGTTAATTATGTTTTCTCTTTGGCGTGGAGTTTTAGCGAACAAAAATCTCTGCCAATATTTCCTTGGTGTGTCTCTTAGGATTGGCTCTAAATCTGTATGCCAAGTCCAACCTTCGGGGGCGACTGATTCATCCTCGTTTTTTACTGCATTTTGAAAGCTATTTTCTTGAGCGATATTACCGACAAAAGAGTTTTTCTTTAGCGCATGAAAAGCAGACGATAAAATTCCTAATCCAACTTCGGGGGCAGCGGGGGCAGGAACAACATAACCCGATGGGTGTTTGATTTGATGCTCGTTATTAATCTTAACCATATGAGGCAAGGTATCAATAGCTTGGACTGTATTTGGCCCGTAAGTTCGTAAAGGGTCATCAAATGAGTCGGTATTCATGGGAGATTTCAGACCAACATTACCGGTTTGAGTAAAGACTTGCTCCCATGATTCACCGCCAAGTTTAATGGCATTCTTGTCTGTAAAACCGACCACATCTTGCTGGGCAGTATCAAAAGCTTCTTGTTTTTGCTCTAAAGTGAAGTCTGGCTGCTTAATATCTTTGGTAGGTTCGTATGTTTCAGGAACCTTGGAACCAGTAAAATCAGTAAAATCTAATGGAGCATCATTTTTAGGGTCTGTTCTTGTATCATTAACTTGTTTTTGAAGCTCATTAATACTAGCGTTTCGACCACTTTTATTAACCACTCCGGGGAACAGGTAATTTTTAATAGTTAAATCGTTAGCTTCATTAATATTTTCAGTCTGTTTGAGGTTATGTAAAAAGCTAGGTACAGCACTTTCACCATCAGTATTATTTAATTCATTAACTAAAAATTTATATGCTGCCTCATCAGAGTTGGCATCAAGATTGTTTCTTGATGAAAATACCTCTAGCTGTTTGCGTCTTGGGCCTGTCCATTGCATCCATGAAGTACCACCACGAGAGCCTGCTACTGTTGGTTTATCTTCGTTTTGAGCTGCGTTTAAGCCTTTAGATTCAAAAACACCATTACCGATTAAAGCAATAGCTTGATGTTCCGATACTCCAGTATCTTTTTGGAGTGACTTAACAAATTGTGATGCGTTTTTATTTAAAGTCATATCAATCCATACTAAGAGTTAAAAGGAAATTTTTTCATAGCAGCCAAAGATTGTTCAAAACTTTCATCAATGCCGAATGCTTTTTTCTTATTATCTAAAGCAACTTCCCTAGAAAGGAATGCGCCTGCATCTTCTTCTGGCGCGCCTGTCCCAACATGTTTTATATATCTAGCATGAACATCTTGCTGCCTTAATCGTATTGGCGGCACATGAGTATTACCCATCAAACTTACTAATGAGTGAATCACGCCCTTACTATCTATAGCGGAAACTTGCCAACCACCTTTTGTACCATCGGGGCTATTATTAATTGTATCTTCGGCAGTAAGAAAAGTAGTATATCTGGTTTTAATTTGGTTCTGGTCTATTATATCAAATTCAATATTTTGACCGGCAAGAAATTTATCATACTTAGCCGAATCTTCTTGACGATTAAATTTTCGGTCTTTTGCAGGTGAGTTTAAAGGGAAGAATGGGTTAAAATCTAGGTTCTCTTTTAAGATGTTAGCTTCTTCAAGGCTAGTTTCTCTCTTAACCATTCTAAATTTACTTGTGCTGCTGGCTGAGTTGAATTGGTCAAATACATTTTTAATATGGTCAACAATAAAAGTCTGCATTAAACCGGGGTCTTTTGTACCCACGCCAAATTCACTTTGAATTGGTCTAGTGGTTATAATTCCGTTGTTGCCGGGGAACCTACTAGTTCCAGTCCAAGTTGTATCTTCACCAACTGAGCGTCGCATTTCTTGGTTTGTAGCATTTTGAGCGGCAGCAAAATTCATATTGTTACCGCGCCAAGCAGACTTTAAAAGTGTTAGGAATTTAGCTCTTAAAGCATCCGTACCCATTACAGTCATGCCCCATGAATCATTTACAGCAGAAAGCATGGCAGAGTTCTGGTCTTTAACAGAGCTACCTATATTTTTAGCTAAAGCACTGTTCCAACCTTTATCAATTGCGTCTTGCTGGTCTTTGGATTTAATGCCAAAATCTTCTTGAGTTTGAATTGCTGCCAAAGCCTGATTGCCAGACACACTTAATTTGTTTTTAAAAGACTCCATTCTATTAATAGAATCAAAAGTTACGCCTTTCACATTATTAGGATGAGTAGCATTGATGCCGTCATATACTTTAATAGCTCTTTGTATTGCAGCAGGGTCAGTTTGTGAGGCGTCAGCATTAATGGTGTCGGTATTTATTTTAACTTCGCCATAGAACTGTGTGCCAGCCTGAATCCTAGCGTCATCAACATCCATTCCATTATTAACCAGACTAGATACAGTGCTATTAAAAGCCTGCTTCCTTTGTTCGGGAGTGGCATTCAAATACGCTGCTTGGTCGCCTGGACTAGCTACTAAGTTATTAACGTTTTGCTGAGTCTTGGAAGTTTTATTACCATAAAGTCTGGCGGTAATTTCCAAGTTCTGCGCTTTAAGTGTTGGCTGTGTATTGTAAAGATTATTAATGTCTTGCGCGCCAACTTTGCCCTGAACTAAATCATTCTTAAATTGCGCAGCTCTTAAAGCTTGGTCTTTCTCTTTAGCTGATTGTCGGCTTTTAATGCTTGCCATTACATTTTTGATAATAGCTTCTTGTTCTTGAGGCGCAACTTTTTTGTCGTTTAAAGAATCTTCCATTCTTGTTAAGAATTTAGCTAGCGAACCTCTATCACTTTCTTTACCGCCTTGCTCTAATATGCTTGCTTCTTTAGCTCCGCCAGACAAAATACCAGACCACATTGTTATACGGTTAGTTGAGTCAATAGTGTCTTTACTAGAAGCGGAAATAGAGCCAGCTTCAAAAAGCTTTTGTGTGTTAGCTTCTGATTGAGCGGTTAATGTAACAGCAGATTCAACAGAGCCGCCATAACCTTGATTATAAATTTCACTAGTAATTACTTTATTGTCTACTTTTGTCTGGTCTGCTTGGTCAGCTTTGTCTTGTGTAATCTTCTTGTTTTGCAGATTCGCCATGCTTACCGCAATATGGCTATCGAAGTTTCCAGATAAAGCAGCACGTATACTGGCAGGGGCATTGGCTAAAGTTCTTTCCTTGCCATCCATCATTGTTTTCAAGAAGGTATTTTGTGTGTCAGTAGTGATTTTATTTAAACCATTAACTTCTACTTGAGCACCAAGGGATAATTTCTGAAACTGATTAGTAAGCGTCATTGATGCCGAAGCGTCATAAGCTTTTTTATAAACTTTGTCTGCGTCAGTTATGGGTATAAATGATGAGTCGTCTGGTGTTTTACCATCTTCATAACCTAAGTTTTCATTAATGGTCGTTGAAGCTTTTTGAGCTAAGCTTGCGCCCATCTCTCCAAGAAAATTGGTATTAACAGCGACATCGGTTATAGCTTTTTGAAGCCCACCAATATTGACTGTACCATCTATTTTTGTGCGCCTTTGTAGGGGCTGTACTTCATCGGCCATTATGCGTCCACCTTACTTAATCCAAATCCAGACTTACTTTTCGCAGTACCCTTAAAGAATTTTTGCACCTCTTTACTAGATGTCTCGTTAAATATTCTTTTAGTTAGATTTTGTGCTAACTGAGTCTGGCTTGAAATAGCACCTATTTGAGCTGCGCTACTACCTGCCGTTAATGATGCTTGCTGAGCTAAAAGGTTTATTTTTCTTGCCCTTTCATCATCAGCAAAAGCGGTAATTGATGCTTGAATACCGGAAGAAGCACTAGTACCACCGCCACTTGACCGACCTTTAGCAGCATTATTTGCAATTTGAGAGCCTATATTAGCATTCAAATCCTTCATTTCTTCAAAACTGGCTTCGGCATTTTGAGTTAATAAGGCTTCCATATTTGTTTCAAAAGCAGCTTGTTGAACTCTTCTACCGGCTTCTATTATTTCATTTTGCTGGTAGGTGGAGAAAATATCAAATACCATACCAGCAGCTTTCATACCTAAAACTATAGGGTCCATTGACGACATAGCTATACCTCGATTGCGTAAAATATACCAGTCAAGCGCATGTCGAATGGCTCACTGTGGGTTATTGAAAAAGCTGGGTTTTCGAAATCACTCCATGCTTTCATTATTGAAAACTCAAATAATCCTGTCGCTGGTATTGGAGCAACGCCAAATCCAACCTGACTGAATTTTTGGATTTTAATTGGCACACCATTAATCTCACCACCAACAGTTTCATTAAAGTTAAAGGTAGCATTTCTAATATGCTTAGGCTTAGCCAAATTTGTAGTTTGTGTGTTTTGTCCTGTAGCAATTGATAATGGTAGCGGGTCTATCTGCACGTTTATAGCAAAACCTGCTTGCGCCACTTGAACCGCTGTAGCCACACCATGAGCTTTTATTGCTATCTCATCATTATTACCAATAGCATCAAACCCGTAGCCGTCACCATTAATCTTAACGCTTTGAGCATTGAAAGGAGACGCGCCAGTCAGTGTTGAAGTTAAAGCACCGTCATACTGTAAAGCCATGTCTACTCTTGTATCTCTGTTTAATTCTTCTATGTAATCTTTTGTCTTTAAAGACCAAGCTACAACTTGAGAGTTTGTGCCGACAGCCTGAATTGTGATTGGCTCTAGGTCAGCAACAGCATCTTCTTTAGTTATATATAATTTATAAGTATTGGCGTCAATTGCTTTAATCCAATAATAATCAGTAGCATTTACTTGAGGAGTTGTAACTGGTAGCGCGCCTGTGGTTGCCAGCTTTGTAGCAGTTCCAGCAGTTGTACTAAAGTTAGATCCGGTAGACGTGAATATTGTTCCATCTAAACCTGCTGTTATTTCATAGGCTGTAATATTTACCGCAGCATCAGCAGTAGCAATTTGTCTTTCATTCAAGAACCATGCCCGACCATCAAAATTACTTGTGACCTTAATAAATTTAGCTGTTCCATAAGACTGATCTAATACAGCTCTAGTCCACCCTGAAACTTCCTCGCTCAAAAGAGTCTGGTACATAGCTAGTGAGCCATCAAGATTAACAACAAATACATATCTGCTGCCTGCTCTTGTCAAATCAACAAACGGTGCTTCATCAACAGGGCCAGTTAAAACTTGCTCGTTCACCGCACTAATAATACTTGAGGTGTAAGCGTTGTTAATACCATCCCAAACAAGACTGTGAGCGTCATTACCTGAGATTATTATAATCTGGTTATCTACTGTTCTAGGCTGTATCTTGTCTGCCGGTGTCGAATCTTGTAATGCCAGACTGAAATTACTTGGTGTGATAGCAGTTGATGACGAAAGAGGCGTTGAATACACACCACTATTAGTATGAACCGTAAAAGACCTGTAAGGAACAATGTAGTTTATAACATTAACTGTATCGGATGATGGAAACCATGATATAGCGTCATCATCATTGCCGTCCAAGCCATCAAAGTTACAGTAAGCATTAATTACTGAACCCCAAACACCATTTGGTAAAAGGTCGGTATTGCAAAAGAAAGCTCTATTTTGATAACTTGAGCATTTTTTTGGCCAGCCTCTAGCATCAGACCAAGCAGGCTCAGCTAAAAAGCTTAAGTTGCCGGGTATAGCACTTAGGTCAGTAAACTTTGTGGAGATTGCTATAACAACGTGAGTTGTGTCTGTATACGTTAAAATTCTGGCTGTACCACTATTACCGACAAAAATCCCACCAGCATGAGCGGCTGTAAAAATTGGAGCTGAGGCCGTTAAGATAACTGCTGTTCCTATAACTGCGGCAGGTGTAAAAGTAATAGCGTTATAATTAGCGTCGTAATCGAAAACAGGAAGGACACCAAATATTACAGTCCATAAATCCCATTTGTTTTGAACTAAAATATTGTTTGCACCAGCACCGACATTGGTTAGGGATATTAAATTAGTCCCTGCTTTAGCATCTACTGCTGTCGGGTATATTTGACCAGTAGTAGCAGTCAAAGCTTTTAAGAAATAAATCTTTTTAACTCTAATTGGTGGCACTGTAAGTGGTAGTGTTCCAGCAGTTGTAAATAAAACTGGAAGTATTTTGCCGCTATCCACAGTTGCAGCAAACGTAAACACGTCGGCAGCTACAGATGCTATCAATAATGTCTCTGAAAGAGATCTCGTTAAGTCGGCAGGAACGACAGGGTTAGGCCCGGAAATTCTAAATTTATCCTGAATAACAGTGAAGTCTAAATCTTTAATGATACTTTCATTTAGAGTGGTAACTGTTGCGCCAGACGATAGAATTTTAATCGCGTTGGAAGCTTCGTAAACCAGAATACCTTCTAAATAAATAGAAACATTATTATCTTTGAATAATACCAAGTAGACGCACTGGTCTAAATATTGAAAGGATTCAAATAGTACGTTTTGTGGCTCAATAATTCCTGATACCTCAGACCATAAGTCTGTTCCAAATCTTTTTGCAGCAGCACCTTGAGGCAAAGATAAGATGTTTTTTGCTGTTTTTAGTCCGTTGTAATATGCGTTGACTGAAATTCTGGAATATAAAAGAGGGCTAATTTCACCTCTTGAAAATACGTCTTGCGACCATAAAGTGTAAGCCATTTTAATTCCTTAAGAGATTCCAAATCCAGATTCACCAACTGAATATCTGCCATCAATAACAGGGAATGATACTTGGCTGTTAGATGGTCTATTTTGTGCGTCGATAGCCGCAGCCATTGCTTGTTGATTTACTAACTCAGCTTTAAGCACGCTATAGAAGTCTGGTTTTTCTGCGTTACTTAGTGCCAGATATGTAGCTATTTCATAAACAAAATAGTTAACAAAGTATCCGGGTAGTAATGAAGTTACGGGTTCAAATACATACTCCATCCAAAAGTCACCAGTAAATTGAGTATATATTTTATTGCTCTCGTATATTTCCCATTGGTATGACTGAGGATAAACCCTAATTGTTTTAATATATCCTGCTGGCAATGAGTAAATTGCCTGCCATGGATGAGGCGGTGTTTCTACTAGTTGTGATAACTGGGAAATCTGAACTGCAAAACGCCAGTTTGATTTGGCTAATACGCTAGGCAAAAGCATATCATATGCCTGCTCAGCAGCTACCACCATATCATCACCTTCTTCAAGACTGATAATAGGTTTGTGACCTAGTAAAGCAACAGCATTTGAAATTACTTTTGTTTTTGTAAGCATTTTTACCACCATTTAAAAGTAATAAAATGCCCACGTACCCGAAGGTAGGTAGGCATTATTTTGTGCATTCTTATACGCTTGGAATCTCTTTGTACCAAACATGAGCAACCATCGCTGAATCACCAGTAGTAAAAGCACCACTTACGTTACTTAAGCTTAAGTTCTTATTGACCGCTGTACTAAACGGCTGATCAACAACGCCAGCATTAAGCGAAAACGCTTCACTTACTGTGCCTTGGAATGTCGCAGCAGCTAAAGTAGTTGATGCAATTATGCCCGCACCGTTTGCGGTTGAGTCATATTGTACAGCAATTACACCACCAGCAGCAAATGCAGCAGAGTTATAAGTCATTAACAATTGAACTCTATCTAATACTAATAATGTATCAGCACCGGCAGCAGCAACTAATTCTACAGGAGTAGCATAAGCACCGTTGAAAGCAGCAGCACTAATAGGAACAGCTACATATTTAAGTAGTAATTGGTCCATTTTAGCAGATGTAATAGAATCATTAGCAACAGTCGCAACACTAGTAATAGTAGTTGTGATTGTTCCAGCAGCTCTATCAACAGCAGCAACACTTAGTACTTGAAAGGTATCACTACCTTGGCAGTGTAATAAGTCATCAACTGATAAGTCATATACTGCACCAGCAAAATAGTCAGCACCGGCAATAGCTGCTGAATTATCAGCAACACTACGATAACTAAATATAGCTGGGCCACCTTGAACACCAACGATACCAGTGTTTAAAGCCACTGATTGTCTTGACCATGTATTTCTTGTAAAAGCCATGTTATTTCCCCTTAATTAAGCTGATTCGTCACAGTCGATAGCTAAAGTTCCGCGATTATCTACAACAATCGCACCGGCACTGAATATACCATTTACTAACCAAGTAGTTTCACGTGGTAAATAATGGATTTCAGTTCTAAAGTTTTGGCCAATACCCATACCAGAACTCATTTTATGCCAAGCTAATGCTGTACGGATGTTTCCAGCTTTAACTAAACCACCTTCTGTCATTTCTGGAATTACAACAACATTCATACCTAAATATTCGCGAATCATACCTTTATCAAGCACGCGATTTTGTGTATAGAAAGTTGAAGTGAATTCTTGAGCTTGTAATAAAGCGCGGAAGTTATTAGCACTCATTGCAACAAAACGCTCAGGCAGAGGAACAGCATTGTTTTCAAAAAATTCAATGATTGAAGTGTACTTAGCATATGTCATGTTAGTACCACCATCAACGATAGTATCGCCAACGTCAGCAGCTAAAGCATCAAGTGTGATTTGGTCACTACGACGGCCCATAGCGTCTGCAACTAACATTGCATTTTCCATTTTAGTGTCGAAATTAACTGTTAACTCTTGAATAGTATCTACGCCAGTAGGAGTAGTAAATTTCTGTAAGATAGCAGTTACTTTACTGTAGTTAGGGTCTTGAAGTGTTACAGATTGTTGGTAGCCAGTAGGCACTGATATTACTTGGCCAACTTTACGAAAATCAACGGATGCACCGACAACTTCGTTTTTCATTCGGATAGCGTCTCTTAATAAGAAGCCTTTTGAGCGATACTCGGCTTTCACCATAGCATCAAATTCTACTTGTTGTACTGCTGTCAATGATAAAGACATTGGATTACCCCATTAGTTAATTAAAAAAGTTTAATCGCTTAATAGGGCTTTATCGGTAGATAGCTTTATCCTTGCGGAGCTTGGGTTAAAGTTATCCCCTTGCGTACTGTAATTTTAGATTAAAAGCTTGATTTGTCAAGGTGCGACATATTAGCTGTTGCTCTCTCTAATTTTTGTGTGATTTCATTTCTATATTTTGTGTCTGTTTTAAACTTGTCATAGTTCTCTGTCATCTCGGAAGTAACCTCTGCAACAGTTGGAGCGTTAGCTGATTCAGAGTTGTTTGATGGAACTGTATTCATATTATTAATCATGCCGTTTCTCACTTCTTCAAATGCTTTAAATTTCGCTGCGGTATTAACTGACTCAGCTAACTCACTAGCTGTATGCTCAGAAAATGTTGACTTCATCCAGTTGCCTAAATTCTTCATTCTATCTTGAGCATTATCACCAATCTCAGCCATTTCAGCAGCTTCATCTATCTGGTGAGACTTTAAGTAATCACCTGTAACTTGCATGATATCTCCAAGCACTTCTTGAGATACATTATTTGCCTTAGCTTTGGCGGCCATATTTTTAGCTGCGTCACTAGTTGAGTCGAACCAACTGTCACTTGAAGTGAAGTCGTACTCATTTGGCGCACTTCCCATCTTAGTCTCTAATGCTCTATAAGACTTAGCCATATCAGACGCACTTTTAAATTTGTCTTGCAACCAGTCTGGGCGGTCGCCCGTTCCCGGTGTGTTTTCGTCCAAGTACCATGATGGTTCTGCTGCTTCTGGTTCTGGTGCTGGTGCTGGTGCTGCATTTTCTTCTTCCATTGCTACCCCTTATTGCTTGATATGTAATCTTCATGACTCTTAACGTTTAACTTTATAACCCTGAACGCCTCTTTAAAACCCTCGTAATATGTATTAACAGTCTCAAAGTTAGGTGTTGTAATTGGAATTAGGTTAGCCATTAATATTCTTTCGTCTATGTAATTCATAAACTCTTTGCCTTCCTTGGTCTTGAAAGTCTCAAAACAAAGTCGGGCAAAATTCATAGTATCTTTCTGGTCTTTATTTTTATCAATGCTATCTTGATAACCAGTCCAATAATTTTCAGGCTCTATATATGGGTTTGTCATGTTGCGGCTTCTACCTCTGCATTTTGTTGTTCTTGCTCTTGAGCTGCGGCTTGTTGATTAGCCACATCTTGAATAGCTTTCACAACATCGTTAGGGTCGTTTAATAATCTCATATCAATTTGCATAGACTCTGCAATTATCCACGGTGTTGTCGATGGATTGATAATCATTTGTGTTGCGTCTGGCCCCAAAATACCCTGAATCAACTGGACGTATTGAGTGAAGATAGCAATTTCTTGCTGACCTTTTGCCTGAGCTAACGGTGAACGATACTTAAATTTAACTAAGCTTCCATCAATTCTAACCATAGGCAATACACCCATGCTATCCAGAACTTTAGCAACTCGTTTAATTACAGGTTCTAAGAACTCACTTTGTAACCTACTAAAAAGTGGCCCGATTTTTTGAGCTAAATTCTGTTGATTAAGTGAAACTTCCGTGGCTGTCTGCGGCTGTATTGACTGCGTTTCTTGTCCGTCCTCAGCAAACATTAGATTTTTAATCTGCTGTCTTAAATCTGAAATTGTCAACTGCGCAAACTGCGGACTGCTTGAATCAGGCAGTGGAACTAATGGCATTTGACCACCAGTGCCAAGCGGAGCAATTGGAATAACGGTGAACGGCTCTAATTTAAACGTGTGAGGATTGAAAATACCATCACTAAAACCCATATAAGGCTTAAAGGTATTAAGGTTTGCGCTGGCAAGCTCAATTCTAGCCATTTCTTGTAGGCTAATGATAGACGGTAATGCGTCCATAATCGGGCCTCTTCCCCAGATTTCGTTATTGGTTTTTTGGAACCGCCAAACGACTGCCGGATTAGTATCAAGAGGCTCAGCAACCAACTGCTCATTGTTTGCAACAACCATATAAATATAAGGCTGAGGACTATTGGGAACGAACAGAACACCTTCATAAATAGTATTAACCTTTGCATCAGCATCTTCACTCAACTTTTGTATTAAGTCTGGTGATAACTTAGCATTTTTCCAACGCAAGGTAATTTCTTTTATCTTTATTTCGTCCCATGTTCTAAACCACGTCTCTATTTTGCCATTAAATGACTCTTCAATAGCCAGCTTGTCCGCAGGTATCGACGTGAACATCAAAGGATCTTCTATTGTGTTCTGATTTATGACCAAGCAACTTGTACCGACAGCCAAATCAAAATAACATTCGTTGATTACTACATCAAAATTACTTGAATGAAGATACTTAAATAACTTACGCATATAGTCATCAAGTTTTTCTTGGATATTTTTATGCTCGCTTTCTGTCAAATCCTCAGCGATTAAATCATCTAATTCAAGATGCCCCCACTGAATCTGTGGTGGTGTCATTGCTGTATGTAATTTTGATACGAATGTTTTTGTTGCTTCCACAGCAGTGGTGTCATATAAACGTGTATTTTTCAACTCACCTTGGCTACTTTTCGGAGTATAAAATCTATTTCGAAACGGTATAGCATAGTGGTAACACGACTCTAAGATTGTAGCCCATAAGTCAGCACTAGATTTTGCTGACTTATAACGCTTCATAAATTCCGTAACTAGATTAGTTTCCATTATCCTAATTTTTCCTTAGTTCCGCTGTTGGTTACTTGTGAAAAACCAGGGGTTCTGAATGAACTGCGTAAAGAGCGAATCTGCTTCTTCTGGGTTTTCTTTAACTCACCCTGTCTTTGGGCATTTAAATCGTCAGTCTCAGCTTTTAACTTCTCTTTTTGCGCATTTAAGTCTGCAATTGAAGCGTTGGCGGCTGTTTCAGCTCGTTTTTTAGCATCCAATCCTAATACTTTTGTAAGAAAACTCATGTCATATCCCTTATATAGTTATGTGAATATATATATGTTTCTCTTTATATTCGCTACGAGGTATAAAGCGGTCAACATATACAATTTTGTATGGTACAGCAATTCTCTTCCTCAGCTCTTTAAGCTGGAATCCGATTTTAGCCATCGTCCTGCATCTTTAACAAATCTTCTTTCATCTGTCTTATCTCTTCCTGCATTTCAAATGATTCAAAGACTCTAACACCAATGTTGATTGACTCCATAATCTGTTTAAATTCTGCTGCTGAAAAATCACCGGCTGCGGCCTGTTTTATTAGGTCTTTATATTGTTCTTGTGGTGTGCCGTCGGCTTTGACTTTTAGTCTGATTCTCTCAGCTTTATTATAATTGAAATGCATTTTTCCGCGCGATTCCCATATCTTAGTATTGAATTCGTCGTTATACATATTATTGAGGCCGTCATCTTCCCACTGGGCTTGAGCCGCCATCTTGCCGATTCTTACGGCATCATTGAACAATGGATATTTTTCCATCCACCTATAGTAAACACTATCGCTTATTGTGGCTTCTCTGCAAAAACTTGCAACTGAGCCAACGGTACTAAATGATTTGAGAGCCATTACACAGTGCTTTTCTTCACTATAAAGATTGCGTCTGCGGTTCTCTTTCATTTCCTTATATATAGCTTTAGGGTTAAATTTTGACATATTAATTTAATTATCCTTGTATTTGCTCTAATATTATAGCTTTTAGATGGGATAAAACAAACATGCTTGACCATAAACAACTCGAAGACCTCGTAATCCAACCCTGCTTAGATGATTTAAAGGCGTATTCTAAGGATGCTGTAGAGCTATTAAAGTTTACATGCGCTGCTGAATCAGACGGTGGAACTTACATCAAACAAATAAATGGTTGCGCGTATGGTATCTATCAAATGGAACCGGCAACTTATACCGACATATGGATTAACTACATTTTAACTCGGCATAGGCTAATAGCAATTATGTCTCTTAGTTTTGATAATCCATCACCAAGCAAGTTCGGTCAAATTCTTTATGATATGAGACTAGCTACAGCTATGGCTAGAATTATGTATATGAGGTTTCCCGAAGCACTACCAAAGCATGATGATATTGATGGTATGTGGCTTTACTATAAAAAGTACTGGAATACTAGCAAAGGAAAAGCTACGAAAGAGAAAGCAATAAAAGCATACAAATCTTTCTGTAAGATTAAGTAAGCTACGCACACGATAATGCGGTTTGATGGGCAGATGCGACACCCAATGCCTAAGCTTTAGCCGCATCATTCCGTTTTGCAGTCGACTTGGCTTCACTACTCCATAGTAAGTAAGCATATTGTGGGGCTTCTTACCGTGCGTGACAACCATGTCTGCGAGTTACAACCTAAGCTTTACACAGCCACTTCAAGACGATTATTCCTCGCCAGAAAGCCCTTGAGCCTTAGATTGTATCCCGTGGTCAGTATATTCAACATCCCCCAGCCAAGCAAGTCATATAGTTATGATGGTTAGTTTGGTGGGAGGGGAGGGGGAGGAGGGGGGGGGAGGATTTTGTCCTAAATAAAAATGGTTTGAACTCGGTTTAAGGGGTG